TGGAGACAGAACATTGCATGCTTATTGCGATGTGTACGAAGCCCAAGACTCAAAACTTTGGAATATTATGATGTTGAAGAAAAAGGGTGAAAACCACGAATATTCTTGGCTCTATCAGCATGACATCGGGTTTGTTACAGACCCCAAAACATTGATGTATATTTTTAATATAAGAATATTTACTACATCCAAAAATAAAGAGATGGCAAGTGTTTATTGCTGGGATGGTAGACAATTTTTCAAGATAGTTATCTTCGCAAATGTTTTAAAAAATGTCAAAAGTAAGCTGAAAGAGAACAGTTGGTATGCAGTAAGATTGTCTCGGATTGAAGACAAAAATTCTTTAACCCGTTTAGACTCATATAAACTTGAATATTCTGATAAAATTATTAGCGTGGAAGAATATATTGAAAGAAAAAACTTGGTTAAAATAAATGATTAAATGGGTTGATGCCACCATGATTGGGCGGGCAGACGGCTATGGCAGTGTGTCCGATAATTTATGGAATATTTTTAAAGAAAGTGGCCTCCCGATTGAAAGATTACAACCACATATAGATCAATCTATAGAAAAAATGCACTATAATAATTTAGGCATTGGTTACACAAGAATTTTGCCTAGCAATCAAGATGGTATTGTGATTAATCATTGTACGCCAAATGAGTTTATTAATTTTAAAAATTATTCCGTTGGTATGACTTATTGGGAAACAAACCTTTTCCCAATTGATTGGATTGATAATTGCAACAGGATGGATGAAATTTGGACAACTTCTAAAGCAATGAAACATGTTTTTATTAACTCAGGTATTACTAAACCTGTTTATAATTTTGAATTGGGCGTTGACCCAAAAATATATTTTCCTCAAAAAAGAACTCCGCACAATCAATTTACCTTTCTTTCTCTTGGTTCACCGGCAACCCGTAAGAACTCTCAGTTATCGGTGAATGCGTTTTTAAAAGTTTTTGGAGACAATAACAACTATGAACTTATTTATAAATCAAATGGGCCGCAGGATGCAAGGATTTATAAAAATGGCATTATGCACCCCCTTGAGCATCCAAGAATTAAGGTAATTAATCACGAAGTAACAACTGAAGAACTTGGAGCAATCTATGACAAAGCAGACTGCTTGCTATATCCCACCAGTGGTGAGGGTTGGGGGTTAATTCCGTTTCAAGCAATTGCTAAAGGAATTCCTACAATTTGTACAAATGCTTTAGCTTGCACTGAATTTGCAGACATGTCTGTTCCTCTTGATTTTAAATGGGGAACTAAAAATATGACCGGCATATATCAAAACGCTGGAGAGTGGGCTGAGCCAAATTTTGATGATCTTTGTGATAAGATGTTGTATGTAGTAAATAATTATGCCAAAGTATGTGATAAAACATATCAAGGCGCTGAATTTATTAATCAAAATATGACATGGGAACATGTTTCTCAAAAATATATTAAAAGAATAAAAACTATTTTGGATCAAGCAAAATGAAATTAACGATATATATCCCTACATTTAATAGACCAGATATTGAGCCGTGTTTGGCATCTATTGTTCCGCAACTCACGCCAGATGTGGAAATTATTGTTAGTGATAATGATCCCAATGGCTATGCGGAACAATTTGTTAAAAACTTTCCTCAAGTTCAATACAGTAAGCGGCTAAAGAACATTGATGGTGATCCAAATATACTTCGTGGTATCACACAAGGTGTTGGTGAGTATATTTGGGTTTTTGGTGATGATGACACGATGTTGCCTGGGGCTATTGAGATGTTGTTGCCGATGCTAGACGGTGTTGATCGTGTGATTCATTGGACTGCAAGCAGCGGAGAAGTTAATGCTGGGTTCTCAGGCAAGATATGTGATTATATGAATGAATTAAAAGATAAGTCAATTCTTGTTGCATCAACAACCATCACTTCTAATGTGTGGCGTAGGGATGCTATGGATTTTGGTTTGGGGTTGGCAAAACTTGACACTAGATATCCGTTGGCTTGGGCTAGTTTGCGTATGGAGACAATCAAAGTTATGCCAGCACCGACTTTGACAATTGGTGCTATCTATCGCAATAATGCGTTCTCGTATTTTCAAACCGTGATGGATGAGTATTTGCAGGCGTGGAGTCTTGCTGTTGGCGCAAATCTAATTGATTTAAATCATGCAGATAAATGGAATTTTGTAAGCGCTTCACTTCGTGAAATATGTATATGATTAGATATACCAAACTTTTAATAAAGGAGAAATATGTTAATTGTAGATAAACGCAAAGGCGATTCAATGCCGGTACATGAAGTGATACCGACACCAAGCGTTGGTTTGAACAGGGCTTTAAATGGTGGATTAAATTCCGGGGCAAGCCATTTGTTTTGGGGAACGCCGTCTGTTGGTAAGACAACAATGTGTTTTAGAATTATTGCAGAGGCTCAAAGAATGGGATATAGGCCGGTAATTGTTGATTCAGAATCGTCGTACAATGATGAGTACGCCAAGAAATGCGGTATTGATATTGACGATGTAGTAATTATTCAATCAACCGTAGTGGAAGATATTATGAAAAGCATTATTGGATATCTTACTGATGATAAAGAAAAACACATTTTTTTATTTGATTCTTTGTCCAATATTGTTAAGGAAGAATTTTACGACAAGCCCGAAGGTGGTAAGGCAATGGGGTTGGCGGCTCGGTCTCAGGGGTATTTTTTACAAAAACTTGTAAATTACCTTCATAAAGAGCGCAATATTATGTTGTTTGTAGCGCATCAAACCGTTGATCTTAGCGGTATGTACGCTGTAACTAAAGCCAAAATGGGCAATACTGTTCACCACAATATGTCTAATATTATTAAATTGTTTTTATCTATGTCTAAGGGTGAAATGGAAAGAGAAGAAAACAATATGATTGTTAGTCAAAAAGCAACATGGACTGTTGAAAAAACAAAACAATGTCCAACAATTGGCAGCACCGGATATTACTATGTTCTTCCACAATTGGGTCAAATTGATGTGAAAAGAGAATTAATTGATATTGCAATTGAAATGGATATTATTAAACGCAAAGGTGCATGGTATACTTATAAAGAAAATAAATGGAATGGGCTTTCTAGCATTGAACTTTCTACCACAGAAGTATTAGAATTAGAAAAGGCTATAAGGGGATGAGTTATGGAATTATTTTGGTTTATATTAGGAGCCGCTGTAGGGCTTTGGTTAGATTTCTTTCTAGTATTGCACATGATAAAGCCAATAAAAAAAACCATATCTGATTTACAAAAAAAATTGGAAGAAAATGAAACGAACCGAAAAGGAAGAAATTAAAAAAGATAAAGCAAAGGCGGTTAAAAATTCTGGTCGTGGTCTAAAAAAAGGCGATGCCTCTGTAAACAAATTTCTTGTAGATTATAAGCATAATGAAAAATCTTTTACTTTGACTTTAAAGGGTTGGACCAAAATGCGTAAAGATGCTTGGAATTCTAATTATAAATATCCATGTATTTCGGTGGTTATGGGTTGCAATTCCGAATCCAAGGTTGCTATTATTGATTGGGAAGTATTTAGAGAACTAGTGAAAGGCACTGATTATGAATAACACATTCGGTTCGCTTTTTGCCGGCGTTGGCGGTTTTGATTTGGGCATGGAGAGTGCTGGCTGGGATTGCCAATGGCAAGTAGAATGGGATAAACATTGTCAATCAGTTTTGCGCAAGCACTGGCCGGCTGTTCCTAAATATTTTGACATTAAAGATGTTGACGGTTCTAAACTAACACCAGTGGATTGCATCGTGTTTGGCAGCCCTTGCCAAGATTTATCAATTGCAGGCAAAGGTGGCGGTTTAGATGGTTCAAGATCAAATTTGTTTTACGAAGCAATGAGAGTTATAAAGGAGATGAGAAATGCAACTTCAAATAAATTTCCAAGATGGACAATCTGGGAAAATGTCCCAGGTGCCCTCAGTAGCAATAAAGGAAATGACTTCGCAAGAGTCATTGACGAAATGGCAAACATCGGGGCATTGGCAATTGAATGGCACATCTTGGATGCACAATGGTTCGGAGTCGCCCAGCGCAGAAGAAGAGTCTTTGTGCTTGCTTGCTACGATCCTGGAACCGCTGCCAGATGTGGACAAAAAATATTATCTGTCCCCCAAGACAGCAAAGGGAATATTAAACAGAGCAGGAAAAAAGGGAAACGAACTGCCAGGAAAATTAAAGAAGGCACTGATGGCTCTGTCGTCAAAAGTTTAGAACAAAATGCTGTGGCGGAGCCTTTTGTAAAAGTTAGGCGCGCACAAAGTACAGAAGATTTTGAAACATGGTCGGCAGAGGGCGTATCCCCAACACTTAATGCATTTGACAATGGCGGAGAAAGCAGAGCAACTGTGCTTGTTTTCCAACATGGCGTTATGACTCGTCAAGGCGGAGGGGTGACTGAAGATGTAGTGCCAACTCTTAGGGCAGAGCATCACAATGGGGATAATTTTCCACATATTGCTGTTCCGCCAATTATTGTTGATGGCACAAGAACTAACGATATTCGTATTTATGAAGATCAAATCACTCCTACTTTAAAACACAGGATGGGAACTGGAGGGGGGCAGGTGCCATTGGTAGGCATAGAACAGCCTGTATTGGCTTATGATGGTTATAATAACGCCGTTTCTGAGAATGTTTACAGAACACTTAGGGTCGGAATTGACTCCGCAGACCACATTGCAATTCCAATTCAAGGCACAATTATTGGCAGATCTGACACAGCCGGACCGCAAGGCAAGGGGTTTGGTAACGAAAATGACCCATCTTATACATTAGATACAATATCTCAGCATGGCGTAATGACATCCGATCTTGTTTTAAGAAGACTAACTCCGCTTGAGTGTGAAAGACTAATGGGGTTCCCAGATAACCATACTAAATATGGTGATGACGATAAAATTATTGCAGACACTAACAGATATAAGATGTGTGGCAATGCAGTAGCATCACCAGTTGCTAAATGGATTGGAGAAAAAATTAAAAATGTTTAAACGGAGATATTGTTTTTTTTGTGATAAACTATCTTATAAAACAGAAGATTTAAAAAAGGATTTGTAATGGCAGATATTATTGTAAATAAAGACATCATTACTGCGATGATGGGAGATAAGGCAGATGAATTTTTAGAGTGTTTGCGTATTGTTGAAGATATTGTACAAAATCCAGAACATTATGTTGGTATGCAAGCAATTAAAGCAGCAAATCTATTGGCAGGCTATAGGACATTAATGATTGTAAAATCGCAAATTTTTAAGCGCAAATCTGCTGTTATGAATGATCAAGATAAGTTTGTAAACGATATTTGGAAAACTATGTATGAAGCATTAACTGAAAATATAAACG